GTTCCGGCCTTAAATATTTTCCTCACTTTTTGCGCTCGCCAGAGGATTGAAAAAATAGCTGTGAAAAATCAAAGACTTAGCTGCACTTTGCCAAAGGACATGATTTTGCCACAATCACTTAGCAGGGATTTTCGAGTTCCATCATCATAAGCCATTGAAGTGAAATAAGAATTTTGAAAAACCAGTTTATGCTAAAAGACGCCCCACAGGTTGCAGGAAACAGATGCGGATGACCTTAAATAAGTCCTTTCGTAGCATGTTTTTAGAGCCTGAAAACGCTAATGAAATCAAGGTCTTCGTCGCAAGACGGAGTGGTGGATCGGAAGGTCCGCGCAAGCGGCCCGCCCCTGACTTCGCCCCGTGGAACAGCAACGGGGCACTAACTGCGAAGCGCTAAGCGGCGGCGAATTCGCGCAAGCCGTGCTCTTCGGCGAGGCGGCGCAGGAGGCGCGCGACGGGCTCGGGGATCGCGTGATGCCCGTTGGCGTAGCCGTTGCTGGTCCTGATGGTGACGCCGAGCGCCTTGGCAGCGTCGCCCTGCGTGAGTGCGAGCCCCGCGAGGATGTAGCGATATTCAGCCGTGGTCATCTTGTCTGAGCCCTTCGATGCCATGCTCTGCCAGCCTTTGGAAGGCGCGGTATGCGGTTTTGCGTTGGATGTAACCATAGCGTGTTCGGTGGGCGTGTGAACAGAACTTCGCCGATGATGCCCGGCCTTTGAGGCTTTTGCCGCAGAGTAGACATTCTCGTTTTGGGCGGCCGCGGCGACGCGGCTGTATTGGCAGCGAGCGCAACTCAAGGAGTGCGCCCTGTTCTTTTGCATAGCGTGCGCTAGTACGAGCACGCTGGCGGGCTTTGCAGACCTCCGAATCGGGAGGTCTCAACGGTGCATACCAACGCTCGTGACAACGGCTATCACAGAAAGCGGCTGATATGTGCCTACCTTCGAGGCTTTTGCCGCATTGCCGACAAACGAAATGCTTACGCGGCGGTTTGCACGATGGCGAGCAAAATTTGCTACGGTGTGTTCTTGGAACGAACGGAACACCGCAACGTACACACACTCGCGGCGCATGCGAAAATGATGGCTGATCGGCTTTGTAGCAAGCGTCGGAGCAATATTTCGCCTGTCCAATACGCCAATCGATGTTGAGACCACAGCGTCGACAATATCGCGGCGGGCGCTCGGCGCGTTTGCGGTATCTGCGAAAGGGATCGTTTCGCTTGTGGCGTGCTGCTTCTTTGCAGGATCGGGAACAGTAGATTGCGGTCGCTTGCTTGAAAACAAGCTCACGACCGCAATGGGCACAGGTCTTCAACGCGCTTCCTGCCATAGCTGGCGGACTTTGCTCTCGCTCAATACCTCTGCGACAGTCTTGCCTTTCGGCACGAGCTTGCCGAGCTTGGCATACCATCCACCGAAGCGCTTGCAATCGGCGCCGGTGCACTGTCCGAGCGGCTTGCCGTTCGGCATGACCAAATGCAGCAACAAGATTGCCTGAGCTTTCGTTTGGGCTTTGTCGATGGCTTCCTTCATCGTTTCTTTTTGCACCAGCTTGGACGACTTTTTCCGTGTCGGCGCCAGTGCGAGGATTGCGTTGTCGAGCGTGTACTTGACGCAAGCACCGGTGTAGGTGCCTTCGAGGTCGATGCCGTCTAGCTCGTCGACGATCTTTTTGATGAACGCCTCGCGCCATGCGGCTTCGTCGCCGTCAGGATCATCCTCGATGATCTCGCGCAGGAGCTTGCGCGGGTTGACATCGCGCCATGTTTGCCGCTTGGCGCCCTGGCGGCCGGATTCAATATGGGTCATGCTTTGACCTCCGTGGTTGCGAGGCGGCCAAAGCTAAGTAATAGTTTCGTAGCTGTAAAGAGGACTCTTGTTGATGGTTGAGAAGCGTGGACGTAAAGCCGCGGCGGACCTTGGCGTCGTGCCGATCATGCCGGGCGACGCCAAGCCTGCGCCGCCCGAGGACATGGCCGAGTTAGAGGCGGATGTGTGGCGGATGGTCGTGAACGCAATGCCTTTGCGGCACTTCGGCCGAGAGACGTGGCCGGTGCTCGTGGGGTTGTGTAAGCAGGTCGTCGTCCGCGACGAGATCGGACGAAGGCTCGATCAGGTCATCGCCAAGAAGCGATGGAAGCATTCCGAGATCGCGCCGATGTACGATCTCTATAGCTCGGCCTGTCGGCAGGTTCGCCAGCACAGCGCCGATCTACGGCTCACCAAGATCGCGCAGCTTCCCAAGCAGGTCGTGGTCGATGCCGCGGTGCGCAATCAGGCGCTCAAGAAGCCATGGCAGATTTGATCATCCGCGGACCCGGTCGGCCGCGCAAGCGCGTGCTCAATCCGCGCGTCGGCGTGGTCGACGAGGACGAGCCCGGCGTGCATCGGCCCGGGCGCAAGTCCGGCCCGGGATGGGAGCGCAAGGAGCGTCTTCATCGCAAGAAGAAAACTCGCGGCGAGAACGTGATCCGCTGGATTCAGTCGGCATGTTTCGTGCCCGAGGGCGCCAATGTGGGCAAGCCGTTGGTGCTTCTCGACTGGCAGCGCGATTGGATTCTGTCGATCTACGACAACCCGCATATCACGCGGCGCGCGATCCTCAGTCTCGGCAGAAAGAACGGCAAGTCGACGCTGGTCGCGTGCCTGCTACTCGTGCACTTATGCGGCCCGGAGGGTGAGACCCGTCCCAACTCGCAAATCTATTCGGCCGCGCAGAGCCGCGACCAAGCGGCTCTGATCTTTGGCCTCGCGGCCAAGATGGTTAGAATGAATCCAATCTTGCGTGACGCGGTGCTGATCCATGAAAGCGCGAAATCCCTATCTTGCCCCGACCTTGGCACGCGCTATCGCGCGCTTTCCGCGGAAGCAACCACCGCCTATGGACTTTCGCCTGCCCTTGTCATTCATGACGAGCTTGGGCTCGTTCACGGCCCGCGGTCAGAATTGTATCAGGCGCTCGAAACCGCGACCGGCGCGCAAGCCGAGCCCCTTTCGATAATCATCAGCACGCAGGCGCCGACCGATGGCGACCTGCTCTCGATTCTGATCGACGATGGGCTCGCTGGCCACGATCCGAGCGTCGTGTGCAAGCTGTTCGCGGCGCCGCGCGACGCTGACCCGTTCGACCCCGACGTGATTGCGCAGGCCAATCCTTCGCTCGGGCATAATCTCTCGGTGAAGGAAGTTTTAGCGCAGGCGGAAAATGCCAAGCGCATGCCAGCGAGCGAGGCCAGCTATCGCAACCTCGTGCTCAATCAGCGCGTCGTCGTCGAAAATCCTTTCGTAGCGCCTGCGATATGGGCGGCATGCGGCGATCCGGTGAGATCGCTCGACGGCGTGCCGTTGTATGGTGGCCTCGATCTCGCCGAGGTCAACGACCTCACGGCACTCGTGCTCATAGGCAAGATCGACGGCAAGTGGCACGTGCGGCCAACGTTCTGGTTGCCGACCGAAGGGCTGGCCGAGAAGGCGGTGACCGACCGCACGCCGTGGGACCTCTGGCATCGACAGGGGTTTCTTGAGACCACACCCGGGCGCACGATCAGCTACGAGTTCGTCGCCAACCATCTGCGCGATCTCTTCGCCCGCTACAAAATCGAGAAGATAGCTTTCGACAGGTGGCACTGGATTCAATTCAAGCCGTGGCTCGAAAAGGCGGGCATGTCGGAGCAATTTATCGCCGACCATTTCGTCGAGTTCGGGCAGGGCTACCAATCGATGGCGCCCGCGATGCGCGAGCTAGAGCAGGTCTGCAAATCAACTTCGCTTTGCCACGGCGGTCATCCCGTGCTTCAATCGTGTGTCGCCAACACCATCGTCGTGCTCGATGACGCAGGAAACAAAAAACCCTCCAAGCGAAAATCCACCGGCCGGATCGACGGCTTCGTCGCCCTTGCCATGGCGGTCGGAGTTGCGCCGCTCAACCCGCCAAAGATTGATATCTCCGCGCTTATCGGGTGACGAGCTAACGACCAAGCGCAAGGCGGCGGTGCGCCGCCATCTCTGGAAGGTCAGCACGCGGTTCAAGGTCGACGCCGACGTGTGTCATGGCGTCTATTTCGTGTGGGCGAATAATGGCGATGAGGCCAAAGAGATCGTCGCCATCTACGCGCACAAGATGACGTTTCTAGAGGTCGAGAAGTACGACAAGCGCGCGCAGGGCGATTCGTGAGGATCGCTGTCCACATTGTCCACAGGCCCGGCCAGCAAAAATAGTTGCGCCCGCGCGAATCTGAATTAAGGTTCCTCCCCGGCGGCCGTT